CTAGACCCTGAGTCGTTACGCATTGAGAACACTGTACCGCCAGCCGCCAGTGCTGCCGCTACTGTTCCTGACATGCCAGAAGCCGAGTAAGAATACCCGCGAGGAGCAATGCACACTCGCATAGCTTTGGTAATATTTTCAACTGCTGCCTGTGCCGCTGTTGCCCGTCCGTCCGAAATGTTTGCCATCTAACTAAACCTCTCAAACTAAGAAAACTGGTAATTGATTTTGAACTTACCGGAAACAGGCCCCGGCAACGCCTTCACGTTTAAAGTGAACTCGCCGGTTCCTGGTGTCGCATTGCACAAAAGGAAGTCCATCGAGTTCTCATCTGCATCTTTGTCGGTCGCTGCTCTTCCGCTTTGCACTGCGATAATCTCGCTAGTGGAGCTGATCGAAGCATCGGTAACCGTGAATACTTTTTCGTAAACTGGAATCGTTCCGAAGTCGACATCTGCTTCCGAGATAGTCAGAGCACCGTCAGAACCATCCGTTCCATCTGTTCCTGGTTCGCCAGTCGTGACCGTTCGTCCAGAGTCGTCTTTGACGTTCCATCCGAACTCACTTCCATAATGAAGCGACCACTTCGGAAGGAGAACCGCTCTAATCATCGGCAGCGAAGACGACCGGCGAATAACCACAGTTGCCGACACTGTGTCGCGATTGTAGACCGTGACTTTAGAAACTCGCTTCTGCTTGCCCGATGCACCTGAGACCATTGCGACGGCAGTCGCTCCGGTTGTTGCACCAGTCTCAGAGGATGCTTGTTCGTAAGTCGCTCCAGCCGCTTGCACTAGGCCAGTTGTCCAAGCTAGTTCGGTTGTCGTGACTGCTGATTCGAGCACGACTTCAAGCGATTCAGTGTTTTCGATGACAATCATATTAGGTCCGTTATAAAATCGAAGATCGTTGATTCGTCTCGCATGTCAAACATGAACGGGCTTGCGGGAGGATCGCCACAATCGCAAGGAGTTCCGCCGCCGACGAGCGTCAAGCCAGTTGCAGAGCAAGCGCCGGGAATTGTGACCGTAAAGGATGAGGAGCCACCGCAGTTGATGAATGGCGCTCCCCAAGTCTTTGTGTAGTCACCGGCCAGTGTTTCGCTCGTTGGCGGACCAATGTCAAAATCAGCTTCACAGTTCGGTGCATCCACATCAGTCCATGTCCACGTCGAGTCTAATACCAATTCTGTTGAAACGTCTACCCAGGTGTGAGTAACAGGACCGACAAGTGGCGGTGGCGTGTCGAAAATGTACACCCCAAAGTTGCAGTAGACCTTGTGATTGATGACGACCGAGACCGTTCCACATGGATCGTAACAGAGCGAGACTGTTAAGACTTCCCTAAAGCTCATCGTTCCAATGTGAATCTCTTGACCTGTTCCAGGTCCAGGTGGATTGTAATTGCAAATCTGATCCATGCCAGCTTCGGTATAGAACTGTTGCAAACATGGGTCGGTGTCGTAGTAGTCAATATCGCTTGTGAAGGTTGCGTAGCAAGTGCAGCCATCTTCTGCCCCCGGCGTCAATACGAACGTCTCATTGCCGCATTGCAGCGCGGACATAGTTGTGTCTGCACCAATCGTGCAAGTGGGACTAGAGTGTCGGACGGTCAACGCATCGCCAGCATCACGCAGGATCGTGATTGAATGGTAGCAGCATGGACAATCGTTATCACAGCAACAGTTTTCGTTGTGAACTGGGCTCGAACCTACGAACAGTAGTTGACCGCCACGGAATACCCAACTCATGGTGGTGTCGGGCACTCATTTGTGCCTGTAAGGATGTCGCTTGGCGTCGTGCAGGTATTATCAACAGGGAATGCCCCAGTTGGTCGACGTTGTTTAAGAACCAAGCCGTCAAGAAAGACATCGGTCACAAATGCCGGTGTCTCTGTCTGGTACACCTCCCATTCAAGCGTTGCATGGTTCAGTTCTACCGCGCAATTCTGTCCTGTCTGGATAAACCAGCCTGTTGGATTCGTGAAGTCAATGGTGGATCCAAGTGCTGGAGGCAACGGAGCGTCGATACCAGTACCTACGGTAATCTTTGGCGGTGTGCAAGTATCGCCCTCTGACAGAGATAGAAATGTTCCGCGAATTCGAGTCGCAAACTTCTGTACCGCGATCAACTCGTAACGATTGGCGACTGGATTGAACTTCGCTGTGCAATCTGAACCGGACCAGGCCCCGTAAAGGAGCCCGTTCGGATTGTAGACCGTCACGGGATCCGAGGAAAAAGCATGGTCCCATTCCTCACCGATTGTTATGGCGATCGATGCCTGGTGTGCGCTCGTAGGATCCGCATTGAGCGTACCCGTTATCACTTGGGGCAAAGCTATGTCGATTACCCAATAGTCGCCGCCATTGGTGCGAAATGCGGTCCCAATCGCCCCCGTTTTTCCTCGTATCGCCCAGTTCGCAATAACGGTGATTGTTCCACCCGTCGAAGATCCATCGTTCGTTGCTGTGACGGTTGCCGTCGCTGTTGCATCGGCTGCATACGACAAGTCGGAAGTGAGAACGAAGCGAACCACTCTCGGAGCATCGCCCGGTATGATCTCTTCGGGGATCTCGTCGTACCAAGGGAGCCGCGGCCAATCGATCTCTTCGGGCTCGTAGAACGCCATCGTCTCGAATCCGCGTGTCCCGTCGCTTACCCATCGAACCGCAGTTAAACGTGAACCGGGGGCGATCTCGCGGCATCCTGCGTAGGTAGATGCGAATGGCTCATACTTGGGATCTAGCAGCCAGCGAATCGCGGCTGCAACTTCGGCTGCTCTTGTCGTAATTGCTGCTTCGTTCCCAGTGTAGTGGAACTTCGTGTCGCAGATTTCGTACTTGCCTTGCTGACCACCGATAGACACCACTTCCGCAAATGGTTTCGCGTGAAATGGGGTGTATGCCGTCGGACCCATGACGGGAAGCTCATCGAAGATAGCGACTACGTTTTCAGGGAGAGCGTAGTTGGTCGCTCCGGGTCGAGCGTCAAACAGCACAGGCAATCGAGCCAATTGACCAGACAGTCCCGCTTGATCGGTGCTCAGTCGAGCAAACGTAAAGACACCTGTAAACGGATCCCGAACAAGAACACAAGCGATCGCCGTTAGCACCTGGTTGATTGCTCGCCAACATCCAATCCCGTCGAACCAAAGATTCTCAGGGGTGGAGCTTGGAGTGTATGGAAGCGTCGGACAGGATCCAGCAATCCCGGCTGGTAGTTTCGCCCAAAGGAGCCCTAGCACTTGCTGCCAGGTCCAAGGGGTACCTGCGTTGGTCGTCGCCGTTACAAAGGTGCTCGATGTTGTTCGAAGGTTATACCGATCGGCTGATACGGCTGACTTGTCAAGGAGCCATCGTGAGTCGGCGAGCTTCACCCAATACGCCGGGTTCGCTTGCTTGGTGACGGCTGTGTAGCTTTCGAGATACCAGCCCGGCCACTCTGTTGTGGTCTTAATCGGCTTGCCGTTTGCAGCCACTTCGGTCGAAAAGCACTTGATCGAGAATTCACCGTTTTGAAGGGACGCAAGTTTATCGGCACCGATTAGAAAATGCGCTTCGCCCCATCGCCTGCCCCTCGGTACCGTCAGTCCGTTCGCAAGCCCATGCCATCCGGTCGGCAAACCTTCCTCGATCGAGTCTTCAATGAAGCTATCTGGCGAAAGCGGGTTGATTAGATTGTTCAGAACCCAGGTTCGTTGCACTTCCGGCATTTGGCCCTACTCCATTCGCTGGCTAGCAACAACACGACGGACAATCAGTCGGTACCGAACTCATCAAAATCACACCCGCGTTTCCGCGATGGCCAAAGCCCGGCTCAAATTGAATCTTCTGCGAGACGATCGCAAGACGATATTCTGGATTGATTGGAGCTCGCCCAGTTCGCAACCACTCTTGAGCCTCGACGACTCCGGCCTGAGCTGCCTTTTCGAGCGTGTAGAGAATTGCCGAGCATCGGCAGTTGTAGCCGCAGGGTGGCGTGATATGGTCCCATACAAAATCATCCGACCGATACACGTTGGTCCCATTGATACCAAGTGTCTCAAGTAGTCGATGTTCCTTCCTCGCCCTCGCATCGTGAACCGCGAAATAGGCTTGGTATGGGAAGGTCGCAGCGACAATCGGATCGCTTCGAAGGGTCTCCCTCCCGTCGCGGTATGCGGCCTGGAGATTGGTCCTGTAAACATTTTCAAGGTGACCCGGCCCAATTGGACTTGTACCAAGGATATCTTCGACTCGTTCCTTAAATCCCCCGAGGCTTGGCCCTAGCGTCAGTTCCTGGTTCAGCATGAACCGCATCCGATCGATTGTCTCCGCCCCAAGATCCCCCGCGATTGTGAAGGCCTGACGCTTCGCTGCATCGCTCGCAGCGTCGAAGGCCTCCCGAGTCATGATCCCCCGTTCCATCAAGCGAGAGGCCGCGTTTTCGACGTTGATGAGCTTCAGCCTTGGCTCACGTTCGAACATCTCGAAGAACTTGAACTCAGGCGGGTCAATTGGAGGCTTCCGCCGGATCGAGTCGGTGAATTCTCGCTGAAGCCAGGTCGGGAACTGCTGCGCTACGTTGTCGTAGCCAGTGATCCAGCCCGCCAGCACCGAATCGGAGAGGTGTTCAGCCAAAAGCGGCTCGAACTCAGCGATAGCCCGACGGGCAAGCTCGATGGCCTGCGTTTCGCTGTAGATCTCTCCTTGCCCCGCCTGAGCGGCCAATTGCTGTACGAAGGCCTCCGAGAGACCAACGGCCCCCAGGATCGATCGTCCCGCAACTGAGTCGAGTTGACGCTGCATGGCTTCACCTAAAACGACGAAAGAGAACCAGGGCTACACGGTGCCGGAAATGGTCTGAAGCTCAGAAGGACCAAGGGTGTCAACGACTTCAGGAGCATCCGATTTCCAAGCCATGATTCGCTCAGTCAAAACGGATCGGTACTGGATCATCACGTCCAATTGCCGGGTGAGTCGGTCTTGCTCCGCCGGCGGGAGGGCGTCGAATGGCTCTGTGGCAAGAAATGCCGCGAGTTTTTTGACTTTCTCGTTCAGTTCCTCTTTCTCGATGAGGATTCGCTGTTGCCAGGGGGCAAGAGTCGAACCAGGGGGAACGACGTCAACGGGTGGTTTGGCTGCAAGCATCGGCTTGTCTCTCCAGGTTTGAAGGGTTAGAATTACCTTTCGATTGGCCAACCCGCCATCAACCCGCGAACCCCTGAGTGCTATTCCCGTTGCGCTCAGGGGTTTTTTCGTTTGTCGAATCTATTCTACCGAGCGATTCCGAAAAAAGATCTTGCGAATGATTCTACTGATTCGTTCGATCAGCTTTTCCGCTGGATCTTCAGGCTTCTCATCGAGAACGACAACGGACTCGATGTCTTCAGGTCTATCACCGAGCGGAATGAACGTCTTTGTATCATTCATCGCAATGCACACGGCCTCAAGCAGTGCGTTTTCGCTTGTCTCGAACTCTCGCACAAACTTAGCTGCCTCTTCCTTCGTGCAATAGCAGATCGTGACGTGCGGTCTGTACGTCGGATAGGTTTCTTCGATTGGGAAGGCCTCCTTGATCCTGCTGTGATATTCATGCAAGACTTCCGAATCGACGTCGATCTTTAGTACGCAATCGCCGTTCTCTTTCTCAAAGGTCGATATTCCCCGCATGGTGATGGCTACCGGCTCCAGCGTCTTCACGAATGCCTCGACCGACGCCACGTCATCACCTTCGAGACCGTAGAGCAAGGTAACGTGTGGCCAATCCTCAAGGCCATCATCGCGAAGCTGCTGCGGGTCAATCTGTAATTGAATCGCATTGACGAGTGCAATCACATTGGACGGACATTCGAGCATCACACAACCGAGCTTTTTCGGTTCTTCAATTGGTTTCTCTTCTTCGGTAACTCCTTCGCTAGATTCCTCCTTGGCTTCCTCTTGCAGCGCTTCGGCGAGTTTCACCATAACGGAAGAGACACGGTCTTGAACCGCCTTTCTGGACTCAGATAGAATCGATTCCGCCGTTAGTTCTCCTGATCCGACTTGATCCACCAAGCTCATTTTGACGGGCTGTTGGCTCGACGTTTCTGGATTCGATCGCTGGAAGATGTTTGGTTGCGAGACTCCAAAGTTCGGCGAGTCCTGTGGCATACCCGACTGTTCTTTGTCCGTCTCTTGATCCTCCATCGCCTGTTTTCCGAGCGACTTGAAGGGCGTCTCGTATTCGTGCTTCTTTCCGAAGTTCAAGACCAACAAATGGTCGATGATCTGGACGCAAAGGTCGCGAAGCAAGGTTGTGGCCCAACCATCGAGCGAAGAATAGAACGACTGCATCGGAATGGCTTTTCCGTTCCAAGCCCCCGTTGTCCCGCTGTTGATGACGTCGTCAGGGATTTCCATCCCATGCCGAATCTCGGTATCAAGATCTTTTGGGTAGTCGAGAATGTGCTGTGGGTTGCTCGTAACCGTCGCTCGATTGATCTCCCACTTCGGGTTGCCGTTCTCGTCGTATTCGTTTGGTCGCTGCGTAGACCCGCCCGTTCGAATCTGCTCGCTGATCTGTCTCGCAATATCTCGGTTCGGTACCGGGTTAGCTTGAGAGTCCAAGTAGGTCTCTCCAGGTGGATACGCAATGTCGACGCCCCCGTAGGCATCCTTGTGCATGAACAGCCTGCGAACGTCTTTCGCTCCGCCGTCGAACCACTTATCGGCCCACGGAGAATATGCACCATAGGCCGCACTCACTCCGTAGTCTTCTCCGTCCTCTGCCCCGTATGAGGAGAACCAGGCGTAAGGGAACGGAAGATTGATCGTACCGCCATCGAGTCTTGCCACTTGAATCCCGTAGCGTTCGCATCCTCGCTTGAGGAGCTTGCAATCCATCGGGTGACGTGGAAGCATGTCGTTGATTTCCACCAGCCCTGTATCTTCCGATAGCTTCAGGCAGACCTCTCCAGCACTCCAGCCCCAAATCTGTGAACGAAGGATGCCAGGTAAATACGTTTTCCAAATGCGCTGCAGTTGCCGATAGATGAACTGTGCGACGGCTGCATCTTTGCACTTCACCCCTTCTTTCCAAGCTCCATTTTCCTCCCAACCGAATTGCAGACCGTAGATCGGAGCTGCCCGAGTTGAGAAGTTCAATCGGATCCCTTCATCCATCAGCATTGCTCGAATCGTGTTGAATCCGAACGGTGGTAGATCGACTGGATGTTGAAACCAGATGTGCGGGATCGGTTTGTAGGTTCCGGTGTAGGGATGCTTCGATACGTCCGCTTGGCGACCGGCTGGAGTCGTCGCGATAGTCCGGCCATTCTTGTTGACGGTCGTCGCTGCTTTTCTCTGCTGCTTGCGGTTCATTCTGTTGTTTCTGATCACGTTAAGATGCTCCCATCTTTGATTCGACGTACCGTTCGGCAGCGTCAGCCTGTGCGCGTCGTGCTTGTTCTTCATCTCCGGTGGCGAGCAAGATCAAGTGATAAACGCCCTGGTAGTCCGTTGGATCGAACTGCCCGCTGTTGCACTTGTGCTGTGCCTTGATCCGAGGAAGATTCGCCGCCAGTCCATAGAGTCGTTCGTCGCTCAATCCGGTACCGTCGACGTGTAGCCAATGTCCCACTTCGGCAATGCGTTCCGACTTCCTACGCAATCGATCGCATACTTCGCAAACGGACCACCAAAGCAACCAAGAGGCCGTTAGTGTAAACCCGACACGAAGCCTCCTTTCCGCCCAATCCCTTACCGCAAGGAGGAGTTCAGGCGTTGGCGTTGTCCCTTTGAAGCCTACCGAGCGTTCGCATTGCTCCATCGCCTTTTGAGCTTCGAAGACACTGATTTCGAATTGCTTGCCGTCAATGCGGAGTAGCATTACTTACCTTCCCATTCGTCAATTCCGTCCATCTTTTCCGGTCGCGAGGTAACGACGTATCGTTGGTTCCAAGCGGCTGCGTAAACGGGTTGCCCTAACGAATTGCCCATGAACTTTTGAACGAACTGCGCCTTACCGATTCGTTTCAACGTGACGTTGCCGATCTTCAGTTTGTCGGGACGTGGAATTGGGTAGCCGACTCGTTCGGCGTAACCCTTCCATACAACTTCGATTCGACCTGATTGGGTTTCAACAAATCGTTCGACTCGCGACGATGTGTCCTTCTGGCCTAGCGTTGCTTCGGGATTGGTAGGATTAAATTCGTTTCCGGCCAGTTTTAAATCGTCGGGACCAACAGTAATTTGAATCGTTGTAGGGGTAGATTCATTGGTCTCTAGCCATGTTTCAAATTTGAGATAGCTCTTTCTCGGTGCGGGCTTTTGATTGTAGAGCTTTGCTGATCTTCTTGGTGGAGAGACGGGAACGATTGCACTTTGCGATGTCGATTCAAGGATCGCTCCCGAGCACATGTCAATAATTTGATCTTGCGTGTGATCGTGGATCAGCTTGCTTTGCCCGCGATGGGATTGAAGGGCTGCTACCGATGCTTTCCATTGCTGCCAGGTGCCTAGGCCGAGTGATTCACCGATCCCAGTTGATGCAAAGAGCCCTGAAAGTGCGGTGAGTATTGATTCATTGGACTCCATCAGCATTCGATAGCCGATTGATATGTTAAACGTGTTTCCGAACAATTCTTCTTCGATGTAGAAATCCTCAAAAAATACTGTCAGACCAGTAGAGTAAGCTAGGCGGCCATAGACAATCGCCATGAAAATCTCAATCGCTCTCGACCTTGGTTGCCCTTGAGCCAACTCGATGGAAGCTCGTATCGCCTGAGGCAAAGACGACAATTGTCTTCTTGACCAGTTTGCCGAATGATTAGCCCGAATTGCGATGACCCCAGCTGGATACTCATTCGGGCTTCTGATCTGAGCGTCGACGATAGAAAAGTCTGCTCGACGTTTGTCGAGCGAGAGCGACCACGTTGTTTCTCTTTCGTAGTTCGGCAAGTGACCGACGACAACCTTGTCTCGGTACGCATCGGCTGTATCGGGAAGTTGCCTTCCGACTCTCGACATTGCGATCTCTAAGTGGCCCGCGATAGTCCGCGTTGTGTATCCTGCCTTGTCGATTCGATAAGTCACTCCGTAATTAAGGGACATTAGGCCCGAGTATCGGTTGCATGCGGAGATACAAACTTCGCACTCCCAAACGACTTCAACCGCGTTGATGTGCCCGACTGCATCCCAAGTAATAACGCTTGGCTTCGGTCCAAAAGCAAGATCTCGCTTTCCACCTGCGCCATTTCCGTTGATGTCAAAATCGACTCCAAAACCTTCGTGATGGATCTGCAAATGCTGCCCTTGCTTGCTGAGTCGATCGCGAATGCGTTCAAAGTGCTCACCAGCTTTCCCAAGTGTGTCTCCATCTTCGGCATAAATCGTTGTCTCGACTCGAATTCGGTACCGGTTGTAAAGTATCGTTCGATTCGCCTCGTCTGGTTGCATCGTCGCGTTGACGGTGATGTGCGAATACTCGTTGAATCGATAGCCGTTGTAGGTGACTAGATCGGCGCTCATGGTTCACCTCCTAGTCCGTTTCCTTGTTGCGGTGCTTTCTGCTTCGGTGCTTGATTGAATCCGAGAATTGCATCAAAGAGAGGATCGCGATCGTTCTTCATGTCAGGCAAAACGTCTCTGAACTCGTTAATTGCGTTTGCCATTTCCTTGATCGATTTTTCGAGTTCGCCTTGTGCTTTTATATCGTCCTTCGGATCGTTAATGGTTAGCTGAGCTACGCCGTTGTTTACTGAAGCAATTCCTACGTCAATTCCGCGTATAATCACATTCAATCCGTCCACAAGCATTTCGAGAGCTGGAGCCCCTTTCAGCACAATCTCATAAATCTTAGTTTGCAGTTCGTACATCGATTCGTTAAGCCGATTATTGGCGGTTTCTAGGCCTGCCAACTCTCCTCCGATTCGATTCGCTCGATCCAGCCGAGCCAGTTCCATCGTTACTTCGGCTTGCGCTCGAACGCTCGCAATCTGTGGCGACAAATCCTCTAGTTCACTAGCCAGACTTTCGACAGCATCCATCAATATTTTGACCGTGATAACCGTTGCCGCTATACCGGCCCCAAATCCAACAAGAGCAATTGCAACCGGTGCGGCTGCTGCTGCAACGGCTCCTAGGCCTGCGGCTGCCTCAGCCGCTCCAATTGCGGCTCCGCCTGCTGCCGCTTCCGTGGCCGCACCGGCAGCAGCTCGTGATGCGGCTCCGCCAGCAACTCTCGCAATGACAGTTTCGGCCTCACCGGCCACTTTGGAGGCTCTAGCTACCGTGTTTGATACGCCAGAAACTGTTCTTCCAAACCTAGTGTTCTTGATTCCAAATTCTTCTAGTTTTCTGTCGACATAGTCCACTACTCTGGCCAACTTGTAAGTATTCTCTTTGCTTTCACTGTCGCCTTGAGAGTTTCGCTTACTTAGCTGCTTTGAATTAACTTGAGTCAAAGCGTCGATCGACTCAATCAGTTGGTCGATCGAGTCAATTAGCCTTTGTTCCTGCCCTTGCACCGGCGGTGCTTGAACGTGCCAAGCGGGGAGCGGTGGAGGGATCGAAGCTGCTTGGCTGGATGGTTCGGTTGATTGTACCGGGGGTGGAGGGATCGAAGCTGCTTGGCTGGATGGTTCGGTTGATTGTACCGGGGGTGGAGTGACTTCCGAGTGCGAGCCCCCTGTAGACGCGACTGCGGAAGATTGGACAGGTGGAGGGCTAGGTAGAGTCGCTGGCTGAACTGGAGGAATAGACGGAGCATTAGACGCCACTGGCGTTGGATCATTGAACGCCGCTTGTTGTTGTGGATCTTCACCGACTAGGGTTACCTTTAGCTCGACTGACATAGATCGTCTACTTGACTCGCAATCGAAAGGGCAATCTGTTGGAATTGGACAATCACCAGCGACCAAACGCGGAGAGCGACATCGAGGTTACAAGCGGGCATTCCAGCGAGCTTCAAGAACTCGCAGAAGTCAGCAAGCTCTTGCTCGCCAGGTGCAGAGCGCCCCGATTGCTCTTGAATCGATTGAATCTTGAGCTTTAGGGGAACGACGTCGTATTGCCAATCGACTTCGGTACCGTCAGGCATAGTTATCCTGAGCGTTGGTCGCTTCGTGACAATCTCGATCGCTTTGGGCTGTGCTGGCTTCGATCGAAACCAGTTGCTAAGTGCTTGAACCAAAGACCGGCCCTCCTACTGCTGCCATGTTGGGATAGTGCATGAGCCTTACCGGAACTTCCTTCAGGTCTGGCGCTAGCAAGGTTTCAACCGGATAGTTGTGATGCAAGGCTGTGTAAGGAAGCGTGATCGTCGCCGCCGCGTCGTTGTAGGCGCTTGTCCCAGCGATGGCGGTGAGGACCATTGATCGAGCCCGAGCGGTTGGGCTACCACTTCCCTGTCCACGAACATCCATCAATCCGATGATGCCGAGTTCCCATTCGTCGCCTACGGTATCGGTGTACGCGTAGAGCAAATCGAGGATGCCAGCCGAGTCCGCTTCGATCATGCGAAAGGAGCTAGTTCGGTTCTGTCCGCGATAGATCGCGTCTTGAACGGTGTCGGCTCCCAAGTGGCCGGTGATAACTTTCTTAAAGACTTCGTAGGACATACGAATCCCGTCAGCCGTTTGGCCCAAGGCCTTGCTGTTGTAACTGATCGAATATCCCCCGGCGATAAAATTTCCCATAGTGCGTTAGCTCCTTAGCGGCTCCCAAATTCTTCGTTTGATGCCCAGTTTTCGACAGTTCTCAAGGCATTGCGGACAGTTGATTGCTTCGATGTCGCCGCTTGCGGCTTCAAGGTTTGTGTACGTTGCGAGGTAGGCTCGCTTCTCATCGCATGCGAGTGCGTAAGACACTCCACCCTTACCTCGGATTGGACCGCCACGAACCGGGATAAGCATGTGAGTGAGAACAAGGACGCCTACCAATGGAGGAGCGTTCGCCCCGCACTTCGGACACGAAACGTGCGCGTGCTCGATCGGAAACTCAAAGTTCTCGCCAGGTATCTCGCGGCATTTCGGATTACGACAAAAGCCCCTTGCAGGGTTCTTGACGCTCCGATCATCTGGCATGATTACGCTGCTCATGGTTTGCCCTATTCTGCTTCCCATACCAAACCAGATTCGCTCTGGATGCTGTTAACGTCTTCAGTAAGGAGACCCGTTGTCGGAGTCCAGTTGGTTCTTGCTCGCATGTAACGTGCGCCCGAGAACGTGACCGATCTCGCGAGTGCGACGATTGGATCCGCCGGCGGTCCGGCCATTTGTGCCGCGTCGTATGGATCTCGGAAGATCATTCGCGGTGACAACTCAGGGTTGAACGTGCGAAAAGGCTCAGGCCACTCACCAATCAAGTTCGAACTGAGATACGCAGGGACATCGCCCGTAATATCCGCGATTGTGTCGGTCAGAATCTCCGATGCCGCATCGAGAACCGGATAGTTGTTATCTAGGCTCGATATGACTCGTTCGAGAACTGGAGCCATTCCAGCAAGTAATTGCATGAATACCGATTCACGACGATCGCGAGCAACCTCGGTGACTCGGTTGTAAACCGTGACCTTGACAGAAAAGACAAGATCGATCACACCACCGCTTGATCTGTGCCGCGGACCCATCGACATACCAGCCGGGCTCACTGCGATGTATAGCTTCGGTGCGATCGCATCGGGTAATTGCCCTTCCATTTCGTGACCGCATTGTTTGTCGTTCAACGCCAGGTCCGTAACGAGCTTGTTTCGAATAGCTTGGAGTAAGCAGATTTCCGCGATGAACATTAGGCGACCCCTCCCCGAGCGATCGAAAGCTCGATCGCCGTTGATAGGGCTCGCATGCCAGCGTTCAGGATGTTCTCTGCCCATTGCATCGGGAAGGAGTTTTCATCCGGCATGATTGGTCGCCTTGGCAGACCGTTCAATCCTTCGTGATGGGCTCTCGCGTACTTGACGTTCGTACCGACAACAACGCCATTCTCAAGAAGCGAAAAGACTTGTTGATCGCCGCCATCGAGATAGGGACTCTGGTAGGAGTCGCCGGAAATCTGCCCGACCGAAAGGCTATTCGCGAGGATCCCGGTATCGCGAAGAACTTCGTGTTCTCGATTACCGTACACTTCGAGCTTCGTCTTAGCTCCGCGTTGCTTCATAACAGCCCAAGCGATTGAAGCTGCTTTGGCTTTGGCTGCGGATAGAGGCATGCTCGCTGCGAACCTTGCCAATCGGCTACCGTAGATTTTTCGCCACTCCTTTAGTTCGGCTGCGGACAATAGGCCACTATTGCCCCCTGGAGCGAATCGGTTTCCTCTTCCGAGTCCTGCGGCCTTTTTGAGCGTTGATTGTTCGCCCGGCCCAAACCTGCGGCTGTACGCCAGCGTTTTCGGTGATAGCCGCTGCCACTTCACCCCGTCAGCCCCGGTACCGCCCCGAGCTTTGACAATGAAGTCCTGATGGATGTCCGATAGGAGCGTTATTCCCATTGCAAGAAACACACCCCGAGCTGCTTCGCTCCGCGCATTGCCAGTAAGCGACGCGAGCAATGCACGAATGATTCGTGCTGCTTCGTGTTTGCTACCTTGGAATGCGACGGTGGACATTACTGGAAGCTCTCAGGGAATCGATCGACTCGACGTGCTAAACGGGACGTGCTCATGTCCGAGCAGCCGGACACAACGCGAACTTTCGATTCGGGATAGAACCGATCGACGTGAAGGTTCGACCAGCCAGGTGCGTTCGAGTTCTTCGGACGCATCGGGGTTCCGTTCTCGTCGGTGAGCGGGAATCGACCGTCGGCTATTTGGTCGAGTAGTCCGTCCTTCTGCGTGAGTTCCTGATAGCGAAACTCAAGAGAGGCCGGTGGAGGGTTCGCCCGGCGAAAGCAGAGCGTTCGCAAAACGATGATGCACCACACTTCGATCATCAACGGCGAGTTATCGAGATTCGCGTACTCGTATCGCCTCGATAGCTTCGAAGCGATGTAGCTTCCCGCGTAGACTTGGCAGTCGTAAAGAACGTGATCGTTCTCTTCCTCATCGGCTGGAAGATCTTCGCCTACAGTCCCTTCGTCGTCGGTTTCTGTGTGATTGGACCATGACCTGATTCCGTACGCGCTCATGTACCGCGTAAGCGCGGCTTCATCGCCGAGTGGTGGCGGGAGTACGGTTGGGTAAGTCATTGCGTTGTCCCTTCACAAAAAAAGCCTCACGCGACGGGCAATTCGCGGAGGCTTTCGAGTCCCGGCTAGGGCTGGAACTAACTCGCTTAGTAAACTAGGGTGCCGACTGCGAGAGCCTTCGGAATGTGGTTGACGATGAGTGCGTTATCGAGCGTGAAAAGCTCCGTTGCTGTCGGGTTCGATCGCTTGACCGACCAGGCTGCAAACCCGATCTTTTCGTTCTCTGGTGCTCCGTCGTATTCAGCGATTGGCTCTGATCCTTGGTAGCACTGGACAACAGGGTCGCCAGGTTCGAAGCCAAAGAAGATCCCTTTGTTGTCTGGAACGATCGGCTGTAGCGATTCGGTTGAGTCGTAACCAAGATCGATAACTTCGTCGGTGACGTAGAACGTGCAGCCAGGGAACGATCGAAGCTCGACTACCAAGACGTTTTTCATTGTCTTGCCAGGTGAGACTTCAACGTCGAGCACTTCGTACCGGAGGTACGGAGGCATCGAGGTACCGTGTTCCTCTTGAACCACGTTATTGCGTCGGATGTAGTTGAAGATCTGATGCGTGATCAATGCCCCGGCTAAGCGACCACCGCAAAGACGTTGAAACGCTCGATTGATCTTTCCAAGGTGATCGGGAATATCGCAATCCGCGTTCGACCACGATGTACCGATGATGTCGCCCTCACCGAGCATGTCGAGCTTGGTCTTGTTCCCGGCTGGCATCTGGAAGTTGATTTGAATTCCGCTGCTGTACGAGAACTTGACGTCATCGCCATCGACGGTGTAGTACAGCGAATCGCGAAGCATGCCGATAAGCATTGCTTTCCGCCAGTTTGCCGACTTCTCACCGAGGTAATCGGTTTGACGTGCGATCATGTCAGCACCCGACTTGTCTCGGACGGCTGGATCGCTGATCTTACTGAGGTTATGCAGGATTTCAGCCGGTAGGCTGAGCGAGTCGTGCATACGAGGGTAAGTGAAGAGGGTTTGACCCATTGGGTTTCCAGCCGATCGACCGGCTGCGGTACCAGGTGCTCGACCGAGGGCTACCTTTCGAGTGTGATCGAAGATATTGAACGCACCCTGGCGTCCGTGACCTTCGTACACTTCGTTTTTGCCACCTGGACCCAAGCCCATCAGATTGATCAACCAATCCGACGTCTTAGCCTTTTGGCTGATTACCTTCGTCAACACTTGTGGCGAAAGTAGGCTTTGTAGTGCTGCCATCGCGAAACATCCTGTTACAAACTGAAAATGAACGTGGTTTCTGCCACCTAGCCGGATTGCTCCGAACTAGGTGGCTTCAATTGGGATTTCGAATTAAGCGATCGTTGCCGTTCCGAGTTGGACGGTACTGATCCACTTGAGTGTGCCGTTGACGTAATCGCTGTAGATGTCGCACTGAGCACCGATCTGCGCACCACCTGTGCTAAACGTGATCGAGTCAGCCGCTAGATCGTTGATCGTGACGATGTTGTCGCTAGACCCGTTCGAAGCAATGATCAAGTTTTGTGCTACGGTGTTCAGGAACTTGTAGGACAAACCAGTCGCCAAAGCTGGAAGAGTCAGCGTTACAGCACCCGCACCAGCACAAACAAAAGTTGCTCCGTTTTCCGCTGCGGTAATATCGCCGGTTGCGGTCTTGAGAATGGTTCTCGGGGTCACGCCTGCGAGATAACCCATTGGGTCGTCATCGAGCACGCACCCTGCCATCGCGAGCACTCTTCGAGCAAGGTATTGATGAGCACTACTTGTGAGAGCCGTTCCAAGAACTAGCAAAGCTGCGGCCCGCAAAGGAGCTTGCAGAACAACAGGTCCGAATCGTTCGGCTGCGTCGGCTGCGTATCCTTCGACCATTACAAGCTCATGCTCGTTGACACCACCTAGATACTGCGTTCCGTCGGTTGCAGTTGGATCCCAGTGTGCGTACTTGCTATCGGCTGTCAGCTTACCGACCAGCAAGCCAGGCCGAATAACGGTTGTGGGCGATGAGCCAGCGTCGCGCAGCGTGTTGCTGTACTGAGCTTGCCCCCGCATGATCTTTTGTCGGGAAGCATCGCCACCCCAAAAAATCTCGCGAGTCGTTGTGGTGACCGCGGCGCGTACGCCTGGTAGGCCGAGTTGTTGATTAAGCATGGTCAATTGGTCCTAAAACTACTTATCGGGGTCACCGCCGAGAGCCCTTACGGCGTCGGCAAATTCGGAATGGCTTCGACCGCCCCCGGAGGTGATCGAGTCGGGTGGTTCAACTACAGAGAGCTTTTGCTTGATCGCTTCAGTCTTTTGTTGACTCGACCAGTAAGCCCCTTCGGGAACGGTCTCGCGATCTTCGATAAAGTGATCGACTCTGTTTGGCTTGAAGCTGCCGTCATCGGTCATGCTCATTCGCACAGTCCCGAGAGTTCGCAGCATTGAATCGTGTTCGTGTGGAGTGCAGCGACCCGACTTGAGGATCGCAGCGAGTCGATTGGTTGTGTTCGACTTTTGTTGCTCTCGCAAAGCTCGTTCGGCGACTTCTGCGCGATCGAGAGCTTTACGTTGCTGAACGGACATAGTTGCAATGGTTGGCGTTACCGGCTGCGGCATCGCATCGGTAGCTTCCATGTCGGCTTGATCGTCCGCTTCGTCGTCGTCAGCACCTTGAGCGCTAAGCAATGCGGTTAGGGCGACTCGCAAGTGGGAAATGAGATTGGCGTCGGTCGTGTCATCGGGAAGCGTTACGCCGTACTCACCGAGCAGATTGAGCACACTATCGAGTAGGTCGGGAGCTTGTTCGCCTTCAGCCCCAATGGTTTCAGTTGGCGACGCGTCGTCGCTTGGTGTTTCGGTGGCGTTGGTTGTATCGGTCGCCCCTGGATCCGTTTCGCTTGGCTTGGATTCTTCTTCGTCGTCGGGCTTGTAGTCCGATCCCATCTTCTGAATGCCGACCGCCAAAGCTGCCTTGAATCGAGCCCGACGAGCAGCGTGAGACCGATTTCGTTGTGCTTTGGTTGGGACCGACATACCTTTACGCTCCAAGAAAAAGGGCTTGCTCGCGCCCATTCGAATTGCTGGGCAAACTCGCTGCCCCATGCGAACCAAAGGGGTGAAGCTGCTTTGGCTGTGATCAACCGGCCAATCAACCAAGTCGAAGGAGGTTAGCGCGTCCTCGTAAAAGTTCCCGGCCCCGTCCTTCCATCTCGGATGGACAACCGGCGAGACATAGATCGAGTTCGTCGAGACCAACTTCGTTGCATCTGGTTCGAGCGTGTGAAGTACGATTTCAGCCGATCGTCCATCGGGATTGACCTTGAAGCTCTTGAGCTTGCCGACCGTGTTTCGGGCTGACCTGCTCTTGCGTTCTTGGAGTTCCGATAGCTTGATTGGCTCCAGCAGCTCCTCGTCATTTGAATGATCGAAGTGCGACGGGATCGCGTAGCCTACGCTCTGGATTGCGTTGACCTGCCGCTCCCAATGCTTGAGTCGTTCGGGTGTTACTTCCACAACGCCATCAGGCGAGTGATAGACACCAACAGCAAGCATCGTCTTGGCAAATTCACCTTCCATGCCGGAAGTTTTGCCGTCATATCGCTATGGGTAAAGCGACTTTAGAATAGATTTGTCCGTTATGTGCGTTGTGTGCGAAATGAGCGTTTGAGGGAAGGGAAATAGTCGATTCAATACTCCGACCTAACATCCCTTCCACCGCGACTCTCGTAGAACTTCGATCGAGCACTAACGGATCCCGCGATGAGTTTCTTGCATGCGGGACAGATGCGAACTCTTGCTTTGTCGGGGCTTTGGAACCACATGCCACAAGGCCCGAGACATCGAACGCGAAAGGTCTCTTTCTTCGCTTTTGGCTCGACGTTGTCGTTGCCCATCGCTAACTCGCTTGAAGAATGTCGACCGATGGAATGACACCATTTGTAAACGTGATGACTCGATACGGGTTGCTCAATTGGCCCCCGTTCAAGTTGTAGTTGGTGATCGTCTTAGCTCGAACATCATTGCGAGCTTCGAACAATCCACCGGCCTGGTTTACCGTCGTGATCGTCGAGGATGTCTCGAGACTGAACTGACCCGAGTTCAGATTGAGAGTCGTGAGCGTTCCATCTTCGAGACGACACGTTTCGTTTTCGACGGTAAGAGTTGTGATCGCACCGCGGATCGTCACCTGTCCGGCTGCGAGTACCGTAGCTACCGTTGCACCGGCCCCGATCGTGAGTAGTGCTCCCTCGTTGCACCGAGCGATCGAGGCTTGACCTGTATCCGCTTCCGACGGCAACAGATTGACGGTTCCCCCGAGAGCGTGTACCTGTGCGCTTGAGTGATTCGTTTTCAGGTCCACTGTGCCCCGATGAACAACTATGGTCGAGTTGGCCGATTCGGTGCTGATACGCGTTCTGGATCCACCGAGGATTGTGACCGATGCCGAACTGATCGTTAGGTAGGTCGCTCGATACTCGTTGTAGCCCGATTCGTTTTCGTCCGGCAATCCGACATAGCCCTGCGACTGAACGAACTTGGCAAGCGTCAAGCCCGTAGGAAAGCCGTAGCGGATCTCTACCGGAGCTTCGACATAAACCTCATCGCTGTTGACTGGAACGGCTGCGGTAGACCAATTCACCGCGTTATCCCAGTGATATGGTCCGGTCGGGTTCACCGTCGTCGAAATGCCGATCGTTCCACTACCCGAAGCCTCGCTAACCGTGAGCGTAAAAGGGATCCCTGCGGTTCCTGTTGCGGTGATGACTGCGGACACAACCGTAAAGTCGATCTCTTCGAATTCGGCTTCGGTGGAAGCGTCAGCAAGAGCTTGCAGACCGGCTGCGACTAACGCGGGAGTGTCGCTCGTTTGGACGACGTACTTTAGGAACTTGCCGTTGCAAGTGATCGTAGCCGTCTCGCCAGCCGACCAGGTACCGCCAAGCGTAATTTCGTCGACTTGCGATACTGCTTGTGCGATGCCAAGGAATCTAAGTTTGCTCATAGTTGGAACCCATTGGAACGGGGAAGTGTTTAATTGAATCAATGACGCGAACAGCAGGATATTCGTTGTCTAGGTACTGGTAGTCGTCAGGGAGTTCGGATTCTTGAACCCAAAAATAGTTGGACTTGCGCGCGTGTGCTGTTAGACGAAAGAAGCGAACTATCTCAGACTTGCGAACCCTCTTGAGCCCTCGTTCATCCCGCTCGAACTTTATCGCCCCGGTCTCACACAATCGCGAAATAGTCCAGCCGTGATAACCAACCAATCGCCCGGCCTCTGCCATACAGAGCCTTGGATCTTCGCGATGTGTAACGAAGTGAATCTTCGGTGGCTCAGGCATGTCGCCTCCGAGCTGCGGCGGTCGTACTGGTTCGAGTGGTTCAGATGGAGCGGCATTCGTCGCGGTCATTTGTTTGCCCTTCTTTCGACTCAAGTTACTAGCCCTCCCCAAGATTGACCGCCAGCTTTGGTGACGTAGCAAGCGTAGCTAGTCACGTCGATGCGATCGGCTGGCTGATCGGGTAGTCCCGTCCAGGTCGTCAATTCGCGAACGTAACCAGGGATCCAGGGTTCTTCGGAGTGTGGTAGAAACAGTTGCCCAAATTCGATTCGACTGAGCATCCCACTAGCAACCGCGCGTTCGAGCTTCGCTCCCGACGAAGTGTCTCCCATTCCTGGGATTACCGGGCCAACAAGCTCTTTGGGACACGACTTGATTTCGTGTGCGAGCGGTTGACCGTGATGAGCATTTTCAATGTATGCCCGATTGACGTTCCATGTCTTCAAAACCTCCGGTATGTCTACTTTGAGCTTCGGCCAATCTACTTGGCTCGCGTAACAGTAGCGAAGAAACAAAAGGTTTCTCAGTGTCTCTTGACGTCCCTCGTAGGAGAACGTGTAGCTTGGCAAATGATCGAACACCAAGCATGCTGAGTTGCTTGGTGTCTTTCCTTGCTTAGCTGCGGCTGCTTTCTCTTTCGAGGTTCCTGCCGTGTCGACTGTTGCCAATCGTCGGCATTTCGCAAAAGGTATTTTATAGACATTCCCTTGGTAGGGAACGACGTAGTTGTGATCTTCGATCGAGAATTTACGACTTAGCCATTCCGTATCGATGATCGCTCCCTCGGATACTCGCCAGTTTCCACCGAGCAACCGCATTCGTTCGATGCGTGGCATGCTCATTAGTTTCGCTTTGTACCCTGGATCCTTCTCCATCAGGATCTTGTTATCGTCGAGCGTAGCGGGCACAAACGTAACCGATAGAATCTGCTCGCCGGGAATGTGCGGGTACTCCGCCTGAAGCTCCTCCCGACTATCGGCCCAATGCAGTGTGTCGTCTTCACGTCGGACGAAGTATCGAAGAACTCCCGTTCTCGATGCGATTGGGTAACCGTCTTCACCAATCCACCAGGCGATGAACTGAGCGACCCAGGATCCCGCGTCAGGATTGCAGGTCGCTCGAACGTAAGGCTTGATCCCGCAAGTCGATCGATTTCGCGAAAGCAGATAGAAGAATTGCGACTCGGTGAAGTGGGTCAATTCATCGAAACTTATGTTGGCATACTGATGCCCTTGATATTCGTATTTGGTGTTCTCGTATTGCAGTTGTCGAAACCGAACATTGGCCCCGCTCTTGAAAGTAGCATCGAGGTCGCTTCCCTCGCGCATCTTTGCCCCGGCTGGTCGATACAGCCCGTTCGCTTCCTCCCACAATCCACCGCCACCCATAATTTGTGGATAGGTTCGCCGGAAGATGACAGCACGATAGCCAGGGTTGTGGATCCTACGAAGGGGCTCGCCGCAAAGTAGCCAGGTCTTACCGCCCCCTGCCTGTCCTCCGAAGATGAGAATATCCGCTTTGCTCTTAAGCGCTGCCGTCTGTGGTCCCGGCTGCGGTCGTATCGTTTCCGTTCTGACCATTGCCCTCGCGTCCATCGTCAGGAAACTCATAAACCCGAATAACGCTATCGCCGTCAACCTTGGCATCCACCTCGATTTTCTGACCATAGCCTCGATTCCTTCCGAGTCGCGACAACACAAATTTGATCGCTTCGAGCTTGCCCGCGTTCACCGCTTTGACAAGCCCTCGCTCTGCGTTGTCGAGCAGTTCTTCACGTTGCTCGTAGACCAGTTCTTTCAGTTCGGGATTGGAATTGATCGCATTGCGAATCGACTCGATTTTGCAGCCGAGCGTTTTCGCGATCGCGGAAATGTAGCCACCGCAATCGATGATCGCGAAAGCGATCTCTTGTTCTGTGTAGTCGCCCGGTACCGCCATGATGCTACTGGTTGAATTCCACCGTAACACCCGTTACGGCTTCGTAGAGCTTGAAGCTATTCGTCCCAGTGTTCTTGACGAAGCAATGCTCTTGCCCTGGAAACACTCGACACGTCGTATGGTTCGCGGTTCCTGAGCCTAGAGACTTCATCAAGATCGCCTTCTTGTTGAGGTCAGCCGACGGGTTACCGCGTACCTGGAGGTCGAAGTCGCCTGTGATGTCCTGAGCCGTTGTTGTAATCGCTGTTGCTGCCATGATCGTACCTAGTAAAGATTATTGACTGATCCACCAGCATATTTGTAGACGAGCTATTTGGCGTAAACTTCGGTTGTATTTAACACTTGGAGAGCGACAATTGCCTCTTCGGTTTTCCTTGCTAAT